AGCTAGAGCAACTTGGATTTTCTTGCCTGTTGCAGCGGTTCCATTTCCAAATGATAAAGCGAAGCGAGGCGTTATGTTTGATCCATTTCTTGAAAAAGGAATTGCCCAAGCATTTACCGTTGTACCATCGAACATAAAATATCCAGTTTGTACGGCAAAAGAATCAGCGGACGTTCCGGCAAATGGTAATGGACGGTACATTATAATTTCGCCGACGCATTGGCCGGGCAAATCTGGCATATTTATGGCGGAAAAGCTTGATGTAACTGTAGTGGTAGTACCCGTCCAATAAGAAGGGGTTAATTGATATATAGTATCATTTGTATTTATATTTCTATGAAACCATTGAGGTTCGTTATAAATTATCTTTGCATATAGAACCGTCTCCATATTGCTTTGCAAAGCTGCATCTGTTGGGTTTCCACCAACAGTAAATCCTCTTGACTGGATAAATCTATGGTGACCACTTAGAGCAGGCCCTAAATTCCAAAAATGATCGCCTACTAAAGTTGTAGCCGGATCTGTTGTGTTTGTTCCTACCGGTTGATTTCCAATATAATAACCAATGTAGGCAGAATTCTGTTGACCTGTAGGTGTATTTGCCTTAACTGAAACAGCTCCATTAGGCCATACTGGATTCCATGTCATAAAATACCTACTTTCTCATTTTTCGCAATGTCTCGGCCAAAACAGCCTGTTTTCTAAGCTTAGGATTCTTGGAGTGCTCTGCTTTCTTGAGCTTTTTCTCAGGAATCTTCTCGCCTTTCTTGACCCCAAGCTTTTTTCGGAGCTTGCCTTTATGAGTCGGCTTGATAGCATCTGCTATCCAATACTCTTTTTCCATAAATCACTTTTTGACTTTTTTCTTCTTTTTCTTGCTTAAAAGTTCTGATTTTAATTTTGCGTCATCTTTTAGTTGATCTCGGAACTCACGATCATCTTTGCGCATGTGTGAAAGGAGAACTTTCTTTTCCTTGCTGTCCATTAATAGACCTCACCCAGATTTAGCTTGAGTTTATTCATTTTTTTCTGAGGTTTTACTCGAGGCTTTTTTGAGTAACCAGTTTGTTTCTCTGATTTTCTTAATGCTTCGGCCATTCCAGCTGTTTTAGATGAGTCAGCGAGCTTTTTCTTCTTTTTCTTTTCATATTCGTCTAAGTCAGCGGCATAATCTTCTCCTCGAACGGCTTTGCCGCGAGCTTTCATTTTTTTTGCCATATTATGCATCCTTATGTTGTTGCAGCACTTCGCATATCGCGTCAATAGCGGCGTTCTTTGCATCTTTGTCCTTGAAATAGTCTGCCTCAAAATGTGCAACCAAAGTACCGAGATCGGTTAAAAGACTAGCCATATAAGGAAGACCATAACCATCTTTGAGTGCGTTCCAAACAGCATTAAACATATTTTTCACCTTTTTTCTTTGATTTCTTTTTCGCCATGCCTTTTTCGCATGCTCGATCACGGATTTTATCGGCCTTCAAGAGACCTTCCATGATCTTATGAATCTGCTTCCCAGCAGCGATAATTTTCTTATCCATAACTTGCCTTCTTCTTTTTCTTTTTTTTCTTCTCACCTGCCTGAGAATATGCGATGGCAACTGCTTGGGATTGTTTTTTGCCCGCTTCCATTTCTCGGCGAATATTCTCTGAAAAACCTGCTTTGGTCTTTGCTGCCTTACCTGATACTAAGGGCATACTGAAAGCTCCTTGTTTTTTCTATAAAGTTTAATGCTAGTTTTTTGTAAAGAACATATGCTGCTACAATATTTTGCAAGTTTTTCTCTATATTTCGGTATATAAAATTCTTTTTCGCAAACATCACATAATTTGTAAATCCCACTTTTCTTCCTGAGAAGCATCCCTTTAAATTCTGGATGCTCTTTTGCATGGCATTCTGCACATAGAACTTCGATATTCGCTGGATCTTTCGCCAAGTCTGGTCTTTCACTAACAGCAATTTTGTGATGCACATGCAAATTACGCTCATTGGAACATTTTTGACATTTTCGAATTTCTTTCTTAATTTGTTTGCATATTGCTGGCAATCCTGTCCGTTTGCTTCCACCTTTCCATCTTGGATGATTTTGTCCTCGCATATTTTTGCCACGGACTTTAGACATGCACTGTATAGAGCAAAACTTGACATTGCCTTTCCACCATTTGGGTTGACTAAATTCTTTGTCACAGTTTTTGCATTTTCCATATACATATGTTGTCTTCTTAAAATTCCTTCCTTTTCTTTGACAATCTGGGCTACAAAATTTACCCGGACTGTTTTTCCAATTTCTTGCCATGAATTCCTTCTGGCAATACTCACAGCTCTTTTTCACTTGGTTATTTTTCATAACCGTACTCTAACACACGACCAAATTAAAATCGAGGCATACTCCGGGACATTTTTGCCTGATTGTGCGCATGGGTCAGCTGTAGCTTTCTTTCGCTCTTAAACGTCGCCTCAATCAACGATCGCGATTCAGGACTGAATCTATAGTCTCTAGCATAGTTTACTGCCGCTCCGTAAGCTATATAGCGAAGCCAGTAGTCATAGGGAAGCTGAACATCACCGCCAGGAGTCAAGACATCTTCTGGAAAATCAGCGTTTTTCGTGTATCCGTAAAAAGTTACCTGATATTGCTGGTCGGGAATGGTGCGGAAAGTGAATTCATTGCCATAATAAAGAACGCCTGTAGGATATCCTGGGATAAGAATATCAATGTTATTGACGCCCCATATCATGAAGAATTCAGCAGGGTCTTGATATATCGGCAGCCAGTTCCATGAGACGCTACTATTTACTGGATTATAGAGCGATATAAAAGCCGTTGCAGATAAGTTCTCAAACTGAAATTGAGCACCCACTTCATTCATAGTATACACACCATCGGCATGTGTTTGATCAATGACAAATGTCATCGTTCCAAAGCTCTCGAACAATTTTGTGTCATTCGGCATCGAAAGTGAGTAAAAATCATTCAGATATGTAAGAAAAGTGCTAGGGCTTGCATTGGGATCATTGGCATTATTTCTTCCCAATGCAGTAGCCATGATTGCCAGTGCATCTGACACGAATCTTTCACCGAGAGGCTCTGGACTGCTCATATCATGTTTCCTGGTAAACAGTAGTTAGGGAGAACCGTGGGGTCTTCCCTGTCATCTGTGTTTCACGCGATCCATCTTTAAGCGTCACCCAATTCCAAATTGGATAGCCTTTTTCCGATAAGTACTCGACAACACAGTATGGAAGGTCATAGACCTGTCCTGGAGTCAGTTTTTCATCGAAATGGATGAGATGATTGCTCAAGAAAACAGGAATCGGGTTCATGCTCTTGTCATTGTTACCGAACTTCACACGCTGTTTTGGGTGCAGTTCGACAGGACATTGTTTGATAGGATAACGGCATACGCGAAGCTTCTTATTAAGCTTGCGCGCCTCTTCATTATAGAGACGATAGTCTCTGATACTGTTTAAGGGCATATCTTCGATAGCCACTTTTTCAGCTTCTGCATTTTGCAGAGAACCTTCCATTACATCGCCTTCAGTGCGATTTGCTACGTGTGGATGTTTAGCCAATGTTATCTCCATTATCTATGTATTCAAAATCAAAATTCACAAGGTTGCATGACCCTCCAGTTACGTATGGAGGGAAATTTGTGGAATCTACGTCCTGATTTGTTATCGGATCTCTCAGAGAAAAAGTAGTCGGAGATGTCAGGACAATTTTCCAACGATAATTATTGAGAGGATCTTCTCCTCGAGGGATTGGCATGGCTCCATTGAGGTCGGTCAGGCGCACAAAGTTGCCTGTAACATATCCTGGATTGACATCAATGGTCACTACACAAGGCAGTGCATTGGTGATCCCAAGAATATTTGACCTAAACGGTATCTGGCCCATATGCCTCTACGTTTATTAGGTAGGATTCATCCATACCATCTTCTTTGATCCAACTATTACATACCTGATTCGCCAATTTGAAATAAGCTTTTTTTGTCAAGTTTAAGGATTTTCTGTTCCTCTCAGCCATGACATCAACTCGGCATATATCAGGGCGAGTTTCATAGATTTTGCAACGGTTGTTCTCATCGAGATACAAACATGCGCCATCCTCTCTCTGCGGCATTAAACCTAATTGGCCTGCACGCCTACAGCATGCGCCGCAAGAAGAGCACTGAAACTTCATACACTCCATTCGCTAGACTCCTTTTTTTGGAGTCTAGCGGAACGGAAAGTTTAACAATAATCACTCTTGTTAAGTCAATTGACCAAGATTGGTAATTTGACCCCACTTATATACTTCAACCAAATATACGTCTCCGTTCGTACCCATGACAGAGGTTCCTGCTGTCAATTTATAGGTAATCGGATCGTATTGATATGGATTTGGATTATAAGGGCTTGTAGCTGAGTATGGAGCAACCTGTGGATTGTTCAATGTAATCACATTGGACTCAAGACAGATGCGTCCACCACTTACATAAGCCGAGAAGAGCGTGCTATCAATTGGCTCGCCAGTGATAGGATCTTGCAGCGAAAATGTAGTTGGGCTCAGAACAGTAATCGAGTAACGATTATTGTTTAATTGTTGCATGCCGTGATTCACAGCACCGCATTGTCCTAGATCAGTCAACCGTACAATCTGATTATTTTGGAAAGTATAGGTTGAGTGTGTGATGACGCAAGGATCAGCGGCAGTAATGCCAGTGATAGTTGCGAGATCACTTAATGGACCGCCAGCTGTATTAGCAACGGTAAAGCCGTTAGTGGAGGTATCCAGGAAGTTAAACGATTGCGCTGCCGCAGTATCGGTTACTTGCATCTGTGAAGCATGAGCAGTCACAGTTTGTCCTCGAAACCATACGGATACAGGCAATTTACCTGCAGTTCCAGTCCAAGCAGTAAGGTTGTTGAATACTACCTTATCTGGTGGAAAATCGAACGTGAATGTATGGGCGCTACCTGCTGAGACGAATTGAAACGCCTCAGTCATTGTTTCGCCTAGGTGAAGATCTGACATATTTTAGCCTTGGTTCCCTTTGGTTGATAAAAGAGTCACAATGTGGCTATCATCGAGGATCGCTGCGTTAAACCAAGCAGTGAAGCCCATCGATTGAAAGCGGTTCAAATAATCGTTGAAACCAAGGGGCTTCAGGATCATTTCAGTAGATACTTGGTCAAGGCCAACATATCCATAAGCATTAGCACCTACAAAAGTGTTATTGTACACTTGAGGGTTGCCAGTTGATACTTGAACGAGCGTGCTAGTTACCCAGCGAGCTTCATTCGTAGAGCCAAACT